CGTTTCTTGTACGTACGAACTAACCAACCGTTAGCATACGCAGAAGGGTAAACTTTAAATTTACGTTTAGCTTCAGCCTTAACTCTAGCATATAAAGCTGGGTTAGTTGGCTTAGCCCCACTTTTCTTTTTAGTTGTTTTCCTTTTCTTTGCTGGCATTATGTACCTACCTGTTTTTGCGCCTTCTTATGCGCTTGTCTAAAGGTATCACCCATAAGCATTCTACGTTTCATATATTTCATATGTTTTGCCGTATGGTGCTTAGAGTGACGCTTCATAGCTCCTTCTTGACGCTTAGTAAGTTTCTCCTTCTTAAGCTTCATTGAAGGTTTCTTTTTAGTCCTAGGCATTATTTTATAACGCCTCTACCTTTTAAAATATCAGCCATAGTAATTTGACCATCCTTATTTAAATCCGGAAAGTCATTAGCACTATTACCACTACCTCTAGGCTCAAGTCTTTTTTCTTGGGTTTTCATATCCCCAATCTTACCTTCACCTTTATCTGTCATTTTTCTAGTTGCACTCATGTTACACCTCGTTAGTATTTTAACAATTTAATCGTCTTCCTTCAAAAAAGACCTTAGTTTTTGTGCCTTCTCCTCAGCCGTATCAGCATGTAGCTCAGAGTCTACAATCTTTTCTAGCTTTAGTGTATCAATTTTTTGGTTTGATATATAACGCCACGTGTAACCGTCATCGTTGTACACACCAAATACTGTCTGGGCAAACCCTACTTTTATAATAAGTGCGGTATCACCATCTAAAATTACCTTATCACCTTCTTTAAATGACGACGTCAAACGAAAGGTAGCGCCTTTTACAAAGCCTACTGCCCAATCTTTTACAGCTAAACCAACCAATAAAGTTAGTACAAACCCTAAGAATTCAATATAAAAGTCATTTAACGTAAGTTCAAACATGGTCATATCATACATTGTATTAGGGGTTAGGCCACTCTATCTCATCTAATTTTGTATCATCATTATATTTAGCAGGTAGATCCCTAACCTTCTGCCTAAACACTCGGTACTTTTCTTTTTCTTCTTCGCTTAAAGGACTATCTGGCACTTGTGTCCAATCTGTGTTTTGTAACGCATCTTTACACCATGCTCTGATATACGCCATTATATCTATATCTATATCATCTAAAGTTTGATCACCTGTTAATGTAATTTCGTAACTCATTATGTTGTCAGCCCCTGTACTGTGTACTGTAAAGAATCATAGCTAGGACTCTGAACGCCAAGAGTTAAAACTCCCAAGTCTAATCTATATGTTGTTTCTGACCTTAAGTTTGCAATGAATTGCAAACTCAGGGGACTTAATACTACAGCGATTCCACTAGCAAATCGACTTAATTGAACCTCACCTTCATTGGCATCTAAACCATACCCGGGTGCTGTGGTCCTTTGGTAAAGCTCCATATTACCATCATGATTATTAGAAGTGCCTTTTATAGCGTCTATACTATCGCTATGAATTAACAAAGCTACAGTATCAGTCCAATAAGGCTCAGTAGCATTTGGAAAAAGTGAGGGGTTACCACCGCTAGAACTATTAGGGATTGAATAAGTCGTACCAAACCTACGTCCGGTCATTGTTATTAAGTATGGTTTTTTACCTCCTCTAGAATGGACTGCAGTAGTAAAATCAAAAGTTCCAGCTACATGCCGCGAAGTAAATACCTGCTGCATAACGCTACCACTAGTTGGATGAGTAGGTGTGCCTACAGTATGGTTACTACCATCGGCTCCACTACTTAAAAAAGAATGGTTTGAAAGCTGGTTGAGATTACTAGCAAAACTAATAGTCGTGTTTGTATTAAAATCACTCGCTAAAATAATAGAGGTTTTACTAAACTTTTTTAAAGTATTTTCTTCACCTACTTGATCAGTAATCAATTGGTTTGGTGCAATAAACTTAACAGTAGGGTCTCCAGCTGTAATACTAAAATCATTTACTGTAGAAGCACTAGATACAATATTACTCTGTTCTAAATCTCTAAGAGTAAGATTACGGTCCTTTGGGTTGCCAGAATCACCTGCTTTGATCTTCAAATGGGTGTCGACTGCCTTAAGATAATTTCTTAACTGTGGATCTAAGTTAGTTGGTAAAGGTGGTAAAGAAGGTGGTTTACTGCCAGAGGTAGACATTATAGAGCCCTCAATTCAGCTATAGACTCTGCTAAACAGATTTCGTATACCTCGTTATGAGTAACAACCGTTACACTGTATTCTTTAAATAGCCCTCTAGGTAATCGTAAAATAGGTTCTGCAATAACCGAAGTAGTAAAACTTTGTGGGTTATTAGTATTACCAATACTAGAAGTCCCTGAAACTTGAAGTTGCCCACTCCCATTTTGTACGATTGTAGCGCTTAGTATCTGAAAACCGTCTGATATTGTATGTCCACTATTAACTACATTCGAAGCCTCTCTACCAAATACATTTATCTTTACTCCGCCATGCTCGTAGGTATTACACACTACTTTTACAAAAGCCATACTAGTTGGCTTTTCTAAAACAATTTCTTTAGATTGCCATAAGACCTCTCTTTTTGTTTCGTCAGGGTCATATAGAGCTGCAATATTTTGTCCACCTTGTGTAGCACGCCAAGTGTCATTGAATGTATCAAATTCTTCTACTTGGCAGTTTGTACTTGTAGTATTACTACCACCTACATTTTGTCCACCTTTTATAACAGATAATCGATTAGTATCTGGGTCAGTAAAAAAACCTCTAAAATTTCTTCGAGTGCTATCAAGGTCACTTACTACATTGTCTATTATAGTAAAGCTATTTAAACCAGCTCCAATCTCAAGTGAAAAACATTGAGAGAGGTTTGTAGTACGACTACTACCGTCTTGATACAGATGTCCAATATATTTATTTTCGTGCCTAGCTCCTACTCTAGCCATATAGCCGCCGCTGCCTGTAGTGTTCCATAGCTTTCCAGTAATTAATTCTTCAGTAACATTTGTAACTTGTCCATTTTCAACTCCTATTAGTCCATCCGGTCCTGAATATAAACAATAACCCCCCATATCTACTAAACTTTTTTTATGTAATAAAGGTTCGGCTGCCTCTAGTTTTTGAATAGACATCGCCTGTGGGTCTGTACCTGCTGCTATATAATTTGTACCTTTTGTACCTATAAACAACACATTACCTGCCATAGATATACCTACGATCTCATCTTCAAGTGTTACACGATACGCAATAGGCCAAGCGTGTGGTAAAAATGGTTCAGAGAAACAAAGTCGTTTACCACTGAAACCTGCAAAGATACCATTACCAATAGCAGTTAAACCTTTCATTTGCCCGTTTGGATATAAACTTGAATCATCATCCGGCGGGGCTACCCAAAAAGTAGAAGGTATTACTTCTCCTAATTGGTCATTATTTTTAGAATCTGTATAACCATTATTAGACATTGGTATCTCTGCTACAAATTGAAAATCAGTAGTATTAGAACCCGTATTAGAACGATAAATACGTTTAGTCCCAAAAAAACTAAATGCAAGAGTTGCAGAAGCTGAAGTTGCAGCTGAGGTAGCGTTAGTTGAAGGGTTCGAAGTAACTGTAAAAGTTGTACTATTAGGCACTGTTGCTATGTTAAAAGTTGAATTTATAGCATCTGCAGGAATACCACCAGTAGCAGCAAAACCATCTAATGCTACAGCATCCCCAACACTAAAGGTGTAGGAGCCATCATGAGTAACTGTCAAAGTTGGGCTTCCATTAGCCGTAGTAACCGTAGCATTTAGTTTTATCCTTGTACCATAACTAGTACTTGTTTTACTTGGAACCGCCCCTACGTTAGTTACTAAAACAGTTTGACCATCTACTTTTGTTACCACATTAGATGCAGCTGAAGGTGGACCTTCTTCTCCAAACGGGGTTACATAGGTATACACATAAGCAGTACTGTATTTAATCTGAGTACCATCATCTGTACCAGTAGGGGCCTGAGCTACTGGTGTCTTCGCAGGAGCTTCAATGCCCAATCTAAAAGAGCCACGTGGGTATGCACCAGAACCAGTAGTAATTTCTGTAGAACTTGCCATACGGGGGAAAGTTTGGCCTGTCCAATACAAACGATCAAAAGCATCATCTGCAATTGCTCCGGGAACTACATCTACATCATCAGAAAACTCAAGATTATAATCAGTGCCCCCAAACTTATATCTATAATAAGTTTGAACCTCGTTGCCAACTAAATCAATAGGTTCTCCATTAATACTTAAAGGTTTTAAATGACCTGACTCAAGATTAGCATTTCTAACAGTCTGTGCCATATCTTCTTGAAGTAGGCGATTATTTATTTTTGGCGCCATACCCTTGAATGTTTTTAACTTAAAGTACACTCTTAGTCGTCCCCTCTGGCTACTTTCTTCTGTTTCTCAAAAGTTCTAAGTCCCGCCATACCAAGCATCGCCATGAGTATGGTAGACAATTGAGTAAAATCAAATTCTGGCATATCTACTTTTACACCAGATAGTGCAGCAATCCACTCACCTACAGGTAGCACAATAAAATGTACCATCATTGCAATTGAGCAACCCCAACCTACAGACGGACGCCAACCGGCAACAAACCAGTTTTTACTGGCTGCTTCGATTTTATTTACTTCAATCTGTGAAAGATTAGCTGTTTGTAATTGTGTCTTGAGTTCATGCTCAAGCTTCATCTTTAGGTTTTTGTCAGCAACGAACTTGTTTAAAACGCTGCCAGCAATACCTACTACTGAGTTTGTTATTGGATCCGCCATAAATACCTCCTATGTGCGTAAAAAATA